TATCTGCTGCAGCCCCACTCATTAATTTGGATGCTATTGCAGCTACACCAGCTGCCCTCATCGCAGTTTGAACTTCACCTGGTAGTCCAGCAAATATGTCACCAACATTTTCTATTTTGCCTTTGACTGAAGCCACATTATATAATGCCTGAGCGACTAACGAATTTGTCAGCAAACGCTTTTCTACTAACTGTATGGATGGTGTATCTGCCCGGCTACTCTGAGGAGATGTGGTCCATTGAAAATTATCTATTACATTTATTTGAAAGAATCCCGAGCTTCCAGCTGCAACATGGTTACTACTGGCACCTGTTGCTAGCCCTGCATTGGTGGGTGGCTTCAGAGCAGGTGAACCATCCCGAGCAAAATTCAGAGATTCAAACTGATATAGGTCTCCGCCTGCGTCGGTCATACAGTAAATCCTGGTGTTGTGGGTCTTAGCATTGTGTTATTAACATTATTTTGGGGTCTAAATGAACCTCTGTACATATTTATTGAACCATCATTAATTGTGGTAACAGCCGAGTTTTTTCTAGACCCCTGTTGTCCGTCCAAGCCACTAATATCTCCTAAAGATCCCATGTTTTTCAATATTTCATTAATAGTGTTACTGATACCATATAAAACAGTTACAATGTTGTTATTTGAATTGACAAGACCTTTGATGCTGGTCTCAATAGTATCAGTAGGTGTTGCCTTGGGTACAGGCTGAGATGTAGCAGCTGTGGGTGTTTCCACAGGTTCTAAGGATTGCAATGATGTTGCAGCTGTAGCTTCTAACTGAGGTGTTAATTTTGAAAATTCATTTGCAGCTGCAGATGCACTAGGCTGAATCGGTGTTGTACTAGCTTCAGTCGAGTTGGATTGAACGCTAGAAATGGATGCATCTTGTGCAGTATTCTTGCTTTCTACAGGTTCATCAGTGTTATTATCAGTCACTGTTGCAATTGGTGACTCGTTTGGGGTTTCAGAGGAAGTAATAGACCTTCTTGCTATTAAATTGGGATTGCTTTCTTGTGACTTTCGCTTGCTCATTTCAGCATACAGATCTCTTTCAAATCGATCCATTCGTTTGGCTTCATCGTCGTCTTTTGGCGGTCTATCAAAATCAAACTTAGAATATTCTTCGCGCAATTCTTGCTTCTGTTCCAAAGTGAGATTGGCATTCTTCTTATCATCCTCAACAACTTCAATACTCTCTGATACTGGCTCCATGTCTGATTGCAATGGTTGTGAGTCAGCGGGCTGTGCAGTTGGTAGAGATGTTGCACTAGCCACAGACTCTGTCTTTTTTCGCTTGCTCATTTCAGCGTACAAATCCCTTTTAAATTGCTGCAACTGTTCAGTACTATCCTTGTCTTTAGGTGGTGTATCGAAATCAAAAAACGGATATTCTTCACGCAATTCACGTTCTTGTTCCACGGTAATATTCTGTATAATGGGCTGTGCGCTTTTCTCAACCTCTGGCATAGCTGAAGGACGAACTGATTCAATAGGAGCATTGATTGGTTCTTCTTTGCTAGTATCTTCCGTCGGTTTAACTGGACTCACAACAGGTAAAGAGGTTATTGGTTCTTCAGCAACAGAAGTCACTTTAGAATTATTATCACCTACTTCAACAGGAGCAATTAATGGCTCTGCTATAGTATTATTCGCAGGAGTCACCTGCATGCCTTTTTGATCGGGATTGTCTTTTGCTAAGTCTTTTACAGCCTGTGCTACAGCTTCTATCTTTTCGCTAATAATCTCATCAGGTGTTTCTTCTCTTAAAGGTTGTATTCCATTGATTCGCAGCATGGGCTTTGGTGCTTTGATACTGGCAGTAGTATTGTTGTTCTTTGCATTAGCAGACTTGGAGACAACACCAGTTTTATCCAATTCTTTTCGCACTCTTTCTTCAGCGAGTCTTTTTTTATCTGCTTCCTGAGGGGTGCCCATGTAACGAAGATAGTCGATTGCCTCCTTGGTGTATGACTTCAGCGTGTCAGCATCAAGATTAGCATCCTGTGCATATTGCCGCTGTGATTCCATGTCTTCTTGTGTTATTGGCATATGTTATTTATAGATTAAATGCTTTTCTAGATTCTTTGGAACTCTTGAGATCAGCAGCTAACATTCCAAGATACACATCACACTCTACAGGCGTTAGGTTGTTCACCTCAGTTAGAGACATCTTAAGACTTGTCATTAGGTTGTATTTCTTTTTGTATATGCCTTTTGCAAACGGTTTGTATATCATTACTACAAAATTATACAGGGTGTTGTCAAACAACTTCAAACTAATTGAGCTAAAATTTTGCAAGCCAGGATTAGACTTCAATAAAAAGGTGTTGATATATTTTTTTTCATATTTGCTGATATGTTCACTTATGCTAGTTCTCAACTTACCCTCTATACTGGATAGTAACGTGCGTCTCTCTTTTCCAGACAACAACTCAGTATAATATATTTCTTCATCTGCCTTAACAGAAAACACACTATCCAAAACAGTATCATTAATAAACAGTTTTCGTGAAGGTGATATTACTAAAGAGATATTTCCTTCATTTATGGGATCTATAGTATCAAATTCTATTTCCGATAGCTCGGTTAATATATTGAATAGATTGAATTCTATATTGCACTCTGCATTATTTTTATCTTTGGCAACAAAATATAGCGAAGGGGAGATTGAGGACGCTCTTAAAAAGGTAAGAATAAACCATTTATCAAATTTTGTTAATTCTGAGTAAATGTCTTTGTTTTCTAAATTTTCTTTGATTATATATTCAAAACAATTGGCTATATTTTCATCATCGTTATTAGCAATGTATTTGGATAAAATATCAAACTGGGACATCTTCAACTCCAGTACTCTGGTGTAATTCTTTTTGCTAGGAATCCAGCAATTTAGATAAAAGGATTGCATAAAAATTAAAAGAATGATGCTGCGTTGGTCGGGAAGTTGTTTGAATTTTGAAGAGGTGAAACAACTGGTGTATAGTTCCCGTTGACTATGCCTTGAGCTGTAGTTATGATATCTGCCAGAGGCAAGTACATGCTATTTTGTATAGTATAGTTTGTATATGTGAAGTTAACTGTGTTTACTGGTGCAGAACCTGGTTCATCATATGACCAATTTTGTTGCAAGATCTCGTAGGGAGCACAATTGTAAAATGTAAAAACTTTTCTCGGTATTTGACTTACATTCTGATAGCTTCGAGTATAGTTCATCAAAGTAATGTTGCAGGTTACTTTGTCTTGAGGTCTTGGCCTGGCTACTAAACCTTGATGTGAGACAGCCATGATCCAGGGGCGAAAAACAAAGTCTAAAATGCTTGTGTTAGTTTCCAGAAATGTTAATGAAAGAGGAGCACTATCATACCCAGTTCTTCCTTTGGCAACTATGCCTGGTATGAATCCTTTATTGTTAGAAGAATTGCCTATGTCTGCACTCTCTATGTTATATCTTTCACCGGGTACTAATGCCCCCTGGGCAAACAGGCACCCAATTACTTTTTGAAAAGGATAACTCGTAAGAAGAGTTTTAGCTATGCTAATGTCATATCCTTTTTTGCCACCATCTGTACGTTCCAGTGTTTGCAGAAAACCTGTATTCAATATGGCCGGGTATGTATCTATCAATGCTATCCACTGTGATTGCAATGGAATTGATGTTAGCCAGCTTTGTAGTTGCAGTAAGAAATAATCTCTTGTACTGATTAAAGGTACACCAGGTATATTGAAGCCAAACAGACTTGTTACTTGAGGTTGAGAGAGCGGATTAGTACCATTAACTATGTTGGTAGAGAAATTGCCTTGAAGACCTTGTAGGGCTGTATTGAAAGCATCACTTAGACCGGCTGCCATATTTTATTTATGGCGAGTTTAATCTTTACGGGTTGGCTTTGCGAGTGAAATAATGATATGCCATAGTAACAGGGAACTGTACAATGTTGCCATTGCCATTGGCAAAATCATAATTTATGGCACCAACGCTGCGGATACTAACTCCAACCAGTTGATATTGAGCAACTTTGTTCATCTGCGTATCCAGTTGAATGAGCTCTATTGTACTGGATTGTGTGGGTGTAAAGTAATTGCCTGTGCTGTTGGCATCATTAAAGGTGTCCCTGGTCCAATCTTCAAACTTTTGTCTTAGATTGTTGTTTGCATCATTGTAGAAGGTGATTTGATATGCATTGCTGCCAGGGTAATTTGCAACACCAGGCAGATTGAAATTTAAACCCATGTACTTGGCTTCAACATTGCCTATTGCTCTCTCAGGCAATGATGCAGCACGGGCATATACCAGATCGTTTTCATCGAATGTTGTTGTAGTACCACCGGGAGATATGCTCAATACTCGAAACTGTATATCACGTTGAAAGTCTCTAGTTGAAGCTACCCTGTAGAAGTCTGTGATAAGTTGTTTTACATCTGCCATATAACTTATTTACTCTTTACGCCAAGAGCTCCTGGAAGTTTTGACTTGTTCTGGTTGCATAGAAGCTTACAAGGATGAACTCTGCAGTTCTAACTGGCTTGAGATATATGTCGATCTTCATTTCGTTTTGATCAATAACATCAGGTGTGTTATTTCTCTCATCGCATATGATCAGGTAGTCATATACACCATCTGTGTTTTTAGCAGTATCAAATATAGGTGTTAGTGTGTTGACTACTTGTGTTCTTGTAAATAGTGAGTTTGGTTCAAAGACAAAGAACTTAACTGTATTTCTTGTAGCAACCTCAAGATTCAAGAACAGTCTGCGCACATTAATTCTATCGAATGCGCTTGGCTTCTTGAGCAATGTTTTCTGACCAAATATTACAAATCCTTCAGCTGGGAAGAATGCCACCGGGTTGAGACTATTCTTATACAATTGATCCCTTTGCTTTTGTTTGGGATATATGCCAAGATCATTCACACCAAGTAAAACACCTCTCGTGAACCCAGCAGGAGCAAACCAAGGCTGGAAGTTGGCATCTGTATTGCCCATGGCTGCAGCTGCAAACCCAGAGAATGGAACCCAAACTTGTTGGTTTGTGACTGGATCTAACACTTGGGCAAAGTTTGCATATGTGCAAGCATAGCTGGTATCCTGTAGTGCAAACTGATGTCGCAGTGGCCAGTAGATATGCTGACTAAAGTTGGTTGCAACAAATCCACTGGCAGTAGGATCAGGACTTACACCTGCATTAGGAGACCAAAGCTTCTTTGTGTTGATAATTTTGTTGTTATCACCCTGCACAAATATGTTGCGTAGAGCATCAAGTATCACCATGAAGTCTTTGCGTTGATTTTGAGCCTGAGTTACAAATATACTGGCGATTGCATTGTAGTTTGCACGAATTCTCAAGCCAGCTGCATCTAGTCCCTCAGTGCTTGTGCTATACAAAGCACTCAAAGAATTGAGCGGTGTTGTGTCTATGAACGGGCCACATGCTGACAGAGCAGTGCTTGATGCTTGCGCAGCTTCTGCTACATTGACAAACACAGTGCCAAGACCTGCTTCACATGCAAGAGTTATTGGATACAAGTCAGGATTCTCAACCAGTTCAAAAGCTCTCTCTAATTTCTCTGGCAGATTGCCAATATCTTTTGTGGTAGTAACTGTGATGCTGTATATACCAAGAGGGAATAGAGCGTTGGTAGGTCCTATTGTTGCAAGCAAGCCAGCAACAGTAGCTGATGTGGCACCC